CGCAGGGACCCGCAGAGGACCGGCTACGCCAGCGGTGGGCCGGCTACCTCAGTGCGTCCCGGCGGCGCGTCGTCGAGCGGCTGGCCGAGGTCGTGCCCAGCACGGCGGGCATGGACGGGCGCATGGTTCAGCGCGTGCTGTCGTCCTCGGACATGGCCTATGTGCTGTCCACGGATGACGAGTACGACGCCGCGATCGAGCACATCGGCCAGCACCGGATCCGCGCGATCCTGCGGGTGGGGTTCTCCGAGGCCGCGAGCGTGCTCGACGTGGCCGAGTGGGATCCGCTGATGGACCCGTCGGTCGCCGAGCTGGCCGCGCAGGTCCGCCGGGTCTCCCCGCTGACCATCCAGCGCACGCGGGCCATCGTCCAGACGGGGCTACTGGAGGGCGAATCCGTCCAGACCATCGCCGGCCGCCTGTCCCGAGACATCGCGTACAGCCCCCAGCGGGCCGTGCGTATCGCCCGCACCGAGGCCACCCGCCTCAACGGCATGGGCACGCGCCTCGCCTACGAAGACGCCGCCGACAAGGGATCCCGGTTCGAGATCCAATGGTTGAGCGCGCGGGACGGCATCGTCCGCCCCACGCACGAGGACGCCGACGGAATGACGGTGGCGCCAAGCGAACCCTTCACGCTATCGTCAGGTGCAGTAGGTGCCGGGCCGGGCGAGTTCTCGGAGGCGTCCGAGGTCGTGAACTGCCGTTGCACGACGATCCCCATTCTCCGAGAGTAGCCCATGCTGACCCGCATCACCCGCACCCCCGGCGCCGCGCTGGCTTCCATCATCCTGGAGGCCGAGCGCCACGGGTCGACGCAGGCCCGCACCCTCGACGCGCTCGCGCTGGCGACGGGTTCGACGGCGCGCGACCTCGGCGCCATCGTCCGCGGTGAGCGGTTCTGCAAGGCTGACGACCTCGACGAACTCGCCGCGGTGGCCATGGCCACGAAGCAGAGCACGGGCGCCCTGTGCTACGGGATGACGATGCGCGCGGGCGAGGCGATCGAGGGCGAGGACGACCGCCCCCGGTACCGGTTCCGCATGAGCACGGCCGACGTGGACCGGGCGCACGACATCGTGGACCAGTCGTGGAAGCTCGCCGACTTCAACGCCAACCCGGTGGCGCTCTGGGCGCATCGCACGGACACCCCGGCCGTGGGCGTGTGGCGTGATGTCCATGTCGAGGAGGGCGGCGGGCTCGTGGGCGACATCGTCCCGGCCCCGATCGAGTCCTACCCCCTGTCCGTCACGGTGGCCGAGCAGTTGCGTATGGGCGTGCTCCGCACCGTCTCCGTCGGGTTCCTGCCCGGCGTGGCGATGCACCGAAGCAGCTTCGACCCCGAGGACGAGCGGCACGCCCGGCGCGGCGTGTGGTTCTCGTCCAACGCCCTGATCGAATGCACCCTCACCCCGGTGCCGATGAATCAGGCGGCCGTCCGAATCCCGGCCGAGGCCGCCGAGGGCGACACGGCACAGCGTTCCGCGGGCGTGTTCGACTGGCTCACCACGTCCACCGACACCGCCCCTACCCGTCCCGCACTCGCGTGGGACTGGCTCACCGAGTAGCGCGGGCCGCGGCCCGTTGACAGCAGACCCGGGGCGCGGTAGCGTCCCACAACTGGAGAAGTCCCAATGATCGACCTCGACAACATCACCGATCCCGAGGCGGCCAAGGCTGCCGTTTCGGGCGCCATTAAGACCCTCCACGAGCAGCACGCCGCCGGTACCCGGTCGCTCGCCGAGGTCCACGCCTCCGCCAAGAAGGCCGCGGCCGACTGTCAGGCGCTCGACGCCGAGGTCTCCCGCCTCAAGGCCGCCGACATGGCGCGCGACCTCGCGACCCGCCGCGACGGCGCGGACATCGAGCTGCGCCATTTCAAGGCCGGCGACACCGACAAGGGCGGCCCGCTCCGCCTCGTTGGCCGCTCGGTCCAGTACCGCGGCCAGCGGTACAGCGAGCCCGGCCTCCTGGACTCCAGCGAGCAGTACGGCGAGTGGCACGCCGAGATCAAGCAGACCTATGAGTCTGCCGTCATGTGCTCCGCCATGCAGGCCGGTCGCGTGACCCGCCCCGGCGACGCGGTCAGCGTCCACGCCTTCCGCAAGCACGCCCCGAAGCTGCTCGACCGGCTCGGTTACCTGCTGACCAAGGCCCCGGCCCCGATCCGCGCCGAGGCGCTGGAGATGGAGCGCCGCCTGTTCTCGGACACCGCGAGCGGTGGCGCCGAGATGATCCCCGACGCCATCCAGCTCCCCGAGCTGGAGAAGTCCATGAACGTGATGGCGGCCGAGATGCCGCTCGTCAAGGACCTGATCCGCGAGCGGACCATGTCGGGTAAGAACCTGACGAGCGCCGTGCAGGACCGCGTCCCGATGGGCTACAACCTCGCCGGAGCCGCGAGCGCCGACCGCGCCAGCATGCAGGACAGCCGCATGCAGACGAGTGAGGTGGACTACAGCGCCAAGGACCTCGCCCTCCGCATCGCTGCCGACCGTAGCGCGCTGGAGGACTCCCCGATCGACGCCATGGCCGCGCTCCGCGAGGCGATGATCGTTGGTGGCGCGCTCACCGAGGAGTCGCTGATCTTCCATGGCGACACCTCGGGCACGCACCAGGACACCGGGATCGCCTCCTGGAACCCGGGCAACCTGTTCGACACGAACAGCATCCTCGGCGGCACCGCAGACCACCGCAAGATGTTCCTCGGCCTGCGCGCCCGCGCTGCCGACATGAGCGCCACCACGGACCTCTCGACCTTCGACTACTCGAACCTGTTGGCCCTCGCCGGCAACCTCGACGCGCCGATCGGCATGACCCCGGGCGGCCTCGTGCTCGCGATGGGCTACGAGACGTACTTTACCAAGGTCCTCGGCCTCACCGAGACCAAGACCATGGACGTGTACGGCGCCAACGCTGGCGTGCTCGGCGGGTTCGTCGGTGTCGTCGGACCCTGGGCCATCCGGCTCACCCCGGTCCTCTCCAAGCAGTACAACGCCTCGGGCATCTACGATGGTGCCACCGAGACCAAGCAGGTCGTGGTCGGCTTCGCGCCCGGCCGGTTCACCCGGTGGCGTCGTCGGTCGGCTCGCTTCGAGATCGCCAACGACATCACCACGAACCTCGCCAACATGGTGCTCACCAAGCGGTTCGCCTTCGGCTCGCCCGACGGCAACAGCTCGCTCACCTCGGCGTCGCCCACCAACGTCGCCGTCGGCTACAACATCTGAGCCGCGCCCGCGGTGGCCGGTTCGCCGGTCGCCGTCGCTGCCCTCCCCCGCATCCTCTCGGAGAACATCATGGCAAACAAGCGCGGACAGATCGTCATCCCGACGCCGCTCATCAACGCGGCTGCGGCCGGCGCGAACGCGAACGACTACGGCGCCTGGGGCCTGCCCCACGGTGCCCGCATCGTCGGTCTCGGCCTCCTGCCGAACGCCGCCGCGACGGCCCACGACACGAACTACTCGGTGATCACCGTCTCGGCTGGTGGCACCGCCATCGCCGCGGTGGACACCGACACGGCGGGCACGGGTAGCCTTGTCGCCGGGACCCCGGTGTCTGTCGCCCTCTCGGGCACGGGTACGGACCTGGAGCTGGCGGAGGACGAGGTGATCACGGTCGCCAAGACCTACGCCGGCACCGGCCTCGCGGTCAGCTTCGCGGGCGTCCTCGTCAAGTATGAGCTGCTCGTCTGATGGCCGCGCGCGCCCTCGTGCAGTGTCGCATTCATGGCGGCTACCATCGGCCCGGCTGGGCTGTTGGTGACGTCGTCATGGAACGCATCGCCGAGGGCGCGATCGTGGACCTGCCAGCGCCGGAGGTGGATCGGCTGGTCGCCACCTTCGGCCCGTCCGCTTGGCACCGTCTCCCGGTGCCGGGCGAGGTTTCCCCCACCCTGGCGACCACGCGCGACGTGGCCGCCCTGTCGGTGCGGGACCTTCTGCCAGCGATTCGCGCGGGCGACTTCGACGACGCGCTCGACGTGCTCCAGCAGGACACGCGGGCGACCGTCGCCAAGACCGCCAACGCCCGAGCCCGAACCATCGCGCGGGGGTGACCCGTGGCGCTCTGCACTGCGGCACAGATCCGGGGCTATGACGCCTCCGTTACGTCCTCCGAGGACGCGCTACTGACGAGCATCGCCGCGGCGGTGTCGTCGGTGTTCGCGACGGTCTGCGGCTACCCGCCGGCCAGCGCGGGCGCAGACCCGACGATGGAAGACACGACCTACACGGTCTACACCGACCGCGGCGCGGCCCGGGTGCTGCGCCTCGACGACGCGGACCTGCTGCTCCCGGTGTCGCCGGTCGTCTCCATCACGTCGATCCACGACGACGCAAACCGCGATTTCGGCGCGGGCGACCTCGTCGACTCCGGGGACTACGACTTCGACGGCACGACGGGTGAGGTGTTGCTACGCCCGAGCCGCACGCACGGGGCCTGGACGGAGGCCCGCGCGGGGATCAAGGTCGTGGCCGTCGCCGGGTACGAAACGGTCCCGGACGACCTGCTCCACCTCGCGATTGTCCAGTCACTCGCGTGGCTCCGGGGCGTCCAGCGCGTCGGGCTGGCGAACATGAACCAGAACGGCGTTGCGGTCACGTTCTCGCCGCGCACGCTGCTCCCCGAGGTCGTGGAGGGGCTCCAGGACTACCGGCTCCACCTCGGCGGCATGGCATGAGCACGCTCACCCCGGCGGAGTTCGCGCGGGCCATGCGCCGGCTCGGCGG